CCGCCTGGCCGATTCCGTTCAGCATGCCGTTCCAGGCGCTCGCCGCGCCGATGTCACCCGCCGCGATGGCCTTGCCCGCGCCTACCTGCGAATTCGCGAGATAGTTGGCCGCGCTGAGGGCGTTCGAGGAACTGAGGTCTTGCGCCTGTATCCCGGCCGTGCCGGCATACTGCGCCGCGTTGGTGTTGGTGGTCCCCTGGTACTGAGCTGCGTTCGTGTTTAACCCGGCGGCGGTGGTTGCTGCCTTGCGTGTTGAGTGCGCCGGCAGTGCCCGCCGCTTGCGTGCCGAGCTGGCCGCCGAATTCGGTAGCCTGCTGGCCCATGCCAGCAACCGACGAGAGCCGATTGAAAATGTTGTTGTTCTGGGTCTGGTAATTATTGAACGCCGACTGATAGTCGGTGTTGGCGGTTTGCTGGGTGTACTGTTCGAGTGCCTTCGACGCGCCGCCGGATTGAGCGGTGCCGCCGGCCGCCTGTGCGCGCTGCATGGCCTGCTGGCCTTGCTGAAGTTGGAACTCATAGCCGGGGTTTTGCGACTCCATCATGGAGGCGCTGAACGGCGTGTTCAGCGAGCCGCCCGGACCTGTAGCTGCCGAGAGTTGGCCCGCGGCCGTCGAGCCGGCCGAGGCATACGGATTCAGGCCGGCAATGGTCGAGCCTGCCGAGTTGAGCACGTTCTGTGCGCCGGCGCCCGCTGCGCCAACTACATTCTGCGCGCCGGTGCCGGCCGCGCCAACTACGCCAGTGCCGGCCGTGGCCGCGGCATTCGTGACGCCAGTGCCGGCCGTGGCGGCTTCGTTGGTGATCAGCGGATCTTGGGTGTTGGCGGCGCCGGTGACGGTCTGCCCGGCGGTGCCGTAGGCGCCCGCGAGAGTGTTGGCGGCGTTGTGCTGGGCACTTGCTCCTTGTATGCCCCCGATCACCGAAGTGATGAGCGAGGGCACTAAACTACACCTTGATGTAAACGTGACATTGTGAGCCTCTTGACATTGGCGGCAAAACAGGCGATGCTGCAGAAATGGAATATCCCGGAGGAAAGAACGGCGCGGGCGTCTACCAGAGGATCGTCAACCTGTGCCCGCCGCACAAAGTTTATATAGAACCGTTTCTGGGTTCTGGCGCGATTTTTCGCCTGAAGCGCCCCGCCGATCTGAATATCGGCGTCGATCTGGACCCAGCCGCGCTGGAACTGGCGTTACCAGCAGCTTCCCCGGATCGGATGATGGCGATCTCGGCCGAACCCGGCGTTTCCGTCGAGACGCGCCGTCAACGCGCGGCGAAACTGGCGATGCCGGATCCGCTCGCCGAATGGATCGAGGGCCGATCGATGTACGAGCTTTACCAGACGGATGGCATCGCGTTCCTCGAATCCTATGCCTTTACCGGCCTAGAGCTGGTGTATGCAGATCCGCCCTACGTCATTTCAACCCGCAGCAAAACCAGCTACGGATGCGGTGGTGCACTGCGCTACAAGTACGAGATGGCCGACGTCGACCATCGGCGGCTTTTGCGAGTGCTGCTCGAACTGCCGTGCAAAGTGATATTGTCGGGCTACGACTCGCCAATGTACGCCGATGCCTTGGACAAGTGGGCCCACACGACATTCCAGGCGATGACTCACCGGGGCGTCCACAAGACGGAATCCTTGTGGTGCAACTTCCCGGCGCCGGTCGAGCTGCATGATTACCGCTTTCTGGGAGCCAACTTCAGAGAGCGGGAGAATACCAAGCGTATGATCAGGCGCCTTCGTGCGAGGCTGGCAAAGATGCCGCTGCTGAGGAGGCAAGCGCTTCTCGCGGCGGTCGCCGATATCGGATGATCCTGCGAGCAGGTACCGGAGGCCTTCATCTGCGAATTTGCAGAGGCCACCAGGTCGCCGATATCGGCTGATCCTGCGAGCAGGTACCGGAGGCCTTCATCTGCGAATTTGCAGAGGCCACCAGGTTACAGCTTCGAGCGCCCCATCAACACCTGATCATGCAGCGCGCCGCCCTTGAGGAAGCTTTTCCAGTTTCGCCCATACGACCTCAGGCCCATAACGCGCTTCCCGAACCGCAACGCGGCGCGGTGGAATGCGGGAACCGAGGCAGTCAGCCGCAGGCATGGCGTGTTGGCGAATACCCAATCGACGACTTCCCGCCCGGCCTGCGCGGTGAGGCGCGGGTGAATGCCGCGAAATAGCGCAACGTGCGCGGCCCAGCAAATCGCATTCTCGGGGAAGAACGCGAAGAGGCCTAGCAGGCGCTCTCGGTCCCACACCAGCACCCACCAGATTCCGGGGTGATCGGGCACCTGGTACTCTTCGCGGGGAGGCAGCCCATCGTCGCCCATGCGGTCGTAGATGTCCGGGTCGGTGAGGATCGCCCGCACCAGTTTCAAATCTGTTGACCGTTCAAATCTCATACAATGAGGCTGACATGCCGGTGACGTTTGTTCAAGATGCGTCGTTCTACAACTCCACATCGAGCGCCGTCATCAACCTGGCCTATGCCAATCCGAACGCGGCGGGCGCGCTGGGCGTGGCGTGGCTGTTCACTAACAGCGGAACGCCGCCGAGCAGCATTACGGACTCCAATAGCAATACATGGTGCCCCGTGCCGGCCGAGCACGAAACCAACGTCGGGGCGATGAATTGCTTCATCTGTGCGCACCTGACGGCGGGGTCCAACACGGTCACGGCGGGCGGCGGCTCTTCGCACGTCTCCAGCATGATCGTGCTGGAATATTCCTTCACCGGCACTGCTCAGATCTTCGCGCTCCAGCCCACCGCGTTCACGGGGCTTTACTCGGCACAGCCCGGCGTGCCAATTAATTTCATTTCGATCCATGCCGGCGCGCCGGCCGCTTATTTCATCACGGCGATTGGGGCCATTTACGATTTATCGGGCAACATCCACGAATGGGCGCCTGCGCGCGCCATCGTAAACGAGACGGCTACGGGCGATACCTCCGCGGCCGGGGATGTCACGGTCTCCAATACCGGTTATTTGTGGCAGCCCGTAGGGCTTGGCTTCTACGATCCGGGTATCAACACCGTGGGCCTGTCCTACAACATCCTGGCCACGTGCGCGATTGCGGTGGTGACATCCACGTGAGCAGCTTCACTCTGATCCAACACATTGTTAGCCCGACGACGGGCAACCCCGGCTCGTTCGGGGTCACATTCGGCTCGAACAGCGCGGCGGGCAATATGATCGTGCTGGCGGTGATGGCTGGCACGAACTCTGGGGGAAACCCTACGCTGCCGACTTCGGTCATCGACGATAACGGCAACTCGTACAACGGCATCTCGGCGACTGTGCCGGGCATCCCCAGCCAGGCGACATGCGGGCTCTACGTGGCGCTCAACATCAAAATCACGCCCAATAACCCGATTACCATTTCGGTTGGCGGGATGACCTATATGGGTGCGGGCTATGGATACGGAGGCCCCAGCCTCATCGCCATGGAGTTCAGCGTCCCCGCCAGCTATCAGATCTTCGGGAGCATCTCGAATGGGCCGACATTCGGCGGCTCCACGGTCACCAATTTCCTGGCTGGTGCCCTGGCTGGTCCCACCACTGGGCCTGTCTATATCTCGATTGGTGGTGCAGCCAACCTGGCTGGCGCTCAGGCCTGCGCGCTTTTCGTCAATCCAGGTGTGGATTGCCTGGCCATTGCCACCGAGTACGATAACCAGCACGTTTCGACGGCGTGGACGTCGAACGGGACCGTCGTCGGCTATACGGCAGAGACGGCGGGCGGGGCGGCGAGGTCCGGGTGCGTTGCGATGCTCGTCACCGCCATGTCCACGGGCTGTGGCAGCGTGACGCCGGCGCTGTCGGTGTCCTGTAACTCGCCGCCCAACGGCACGGTGGGCACGGCCTACTCCCACGCGTTTACAGCCTCGGGAGGGACCGGCCCGTACACCTACACGATGGTCGGCACGGTTCCGGGATTGACGCTCAGCTCAGGCGGGGCGCTTACCGGAACCCCCACCACCACAGGGACATTCTTCTTCGTTATCCAGGCGGTGGACTCGCTGGGTGCGGCTGGTACCGTCGAATGCAACATCACCATCGCTGCCGGGGGCGGCGGGTCCGGGCCAAGCAACTACGGCTGGACCGGATAGCTACTTCATACTCAGGCAGCCGGGGCGGTCTGCAGGGCTACCGTAAATATCCAGCTCGCGGAGCCGCTCGAAATGTCGATGGAGAACAGGTCGTACTCGGCAACCGTCAAGGGCGTCGTGGTGAAATTCGTGAACTGGTAGCTGGTGAATCCGGCCACCGCGGCTGCCACTGTGTTGCTCGTTGCGAAGATGGGCGTGCCGTTCTGGTTGATGGTGAACGTGAGCGGGATGGTGGCGTCAGACTCTTTGACCACTACCACGCACACGTTGAAGCTGCCTGAGCGGGCTGCCGCGTAGATCAGCGCCACGTCGGTTCCCGTGGCTCCCGTGTTGATGCTGAAGCCTATCACGGGGGGCGTGGGGGCGAATTTCTTCAAAAGCGACTCGAAGAAAAGTATCCACCCGCGAGTCAGTTGCCCCTTCCATCCGCTGGGCCAACTTGAAAAAAGGTCCGTAGTGACCGGGACCAGATTTATGGGCGTGGCGCTCGATGGGTCGTAGTTCGTGAGTGACTTGCCCGACAGCTTGGCCACGGGTTAGAGAGTCCCAGGCACGACGGTCAGATATGCATTGGCCAAGGTGACATCGATTCCGCTGGCCACCGACTGGGTGCTGTAGGTGTTCCAGCTTTGGCCTCTGGTGTCCGATGACATGAGCGTCATTGAGACACCGGAGCCGCTCGGCTGCCAGTCCACCAGCGCCCAGATGCGGTCGCGACCGTAGCCGAGACGGTTGAAATAAATTCTTTGGAGCCCGGTCACATCGCAATCGCACTCAAAGCGGAAGTAGAACGCGCGTTGATTTTCCTGGGTTAAATGCGGTGCGATTCGAACGCGGTAGATGGTGGTGCCGTTGTCGTTCAGCAGCGTTTCGTCCTGCACGTAGATGTTGCCGTTTTGCCAATCCTGCACGTAGTGCTTCTCGGTGTTCGTGCCGCCCAGCGCCGCCACTGCGTGAAACCGCTGCCGCTGACAGTTGAAGACCGGAAAACCATTCGCATCGGTCGTGCCGTTCCACCAGCCGCGCTGATGCCAAGTGCCGGTCGTGAGATCGTAGGCCCACGTGGCGCCTACGCTGGGCGTGGTTTGCGTTGCGCCCGCGATCACGGTGCTTCCGCTCGGGAAGTGCACGACGTAGAACTGATGGCCGCGATAGATCTCGGTGTAGGCTATGGCGTCTTCAACGGTCGTGTACGACGCCCAGGCGATTTCTACTGCCGCCGTCGATATGCGTTGCGGGCGGAAGCCCACCGCGAGGAACGCCAGCCGGTCTCCGCGCCGCACGTCGCCACCGATGAAGGCCAGGCCTTCCGAGAGACGCGCCACGCTGAAGGGAGCCGCGCAGCCGTAGTGCATGATGGCACCGGGGTCGGGGGAAAACGGGGTGGCCGCCGCGCCGGTGTCCTGGAACACTTCGCTCGATTCCAGATCGCCGAAGGTGTAAAGCTCCTGGTGATCGGCCTGCATCGCGGCCACGTTGTCCGGGTATGAACTCTTCGAGAAGTAGTCCAGCGGGTTCCACTGCGTGCCGTCTTCGTTCGCGCTGAACTGGATCTGGTTCGAATCCGGCGCGTTGGCGAAGAAATAGCCGTCGAGGAACGCGCCCTGGAACGCTTTGAGCTGCGCGTAGGGCGCCGCGTAGAGCCACTCGATACCCTCGCCGCCGGTGGATCCGACAGTGCCCCAGCTTCCGCCGCCCTTGGCTTCGCCGCTGCCGTTGACCGAGATGATGACTTGCGACTGGACGATGAAGCCCGTGCCGGAGGTGATCTGGATGGTTTGGCCGACATCCGAGGCGTCGAAAATGCCGCCGCTCGGCCCAGTCAGGAGAGTGTCGTCGGACCCGTCAATGGCTAAATCGAATTGCTGGATCGAATAGTAGATTGGTTGCGCGCCCGAGCCGCTGTCGAGCCATCCGAGGCCATCGCTGGCGATGAAGAGTTGGTTGCCGTTGGGGAAAAACTGCGCGGGGTTGCCGTCGTTGCCGATGTACCCGTGGTCGATGAACGTGGGGGTGCCCGTAAGCGGCGCGCGCGTCATCTCGTAGGCATGGCTGCCGGATGCCAGGAACAGGCGATGGTCGCCAGGCCAGAGGCCGCGGCCAGGGCCAGTAGGCGCGGTGCCAACGAGCGCGATGCCAGGCGTGCGCACCAGGCACGCAGGGCCTTTCTCGGGGCTGCCAGCGATTGGCTCGCTGTATCTCCCCATGAGCAGTTCTGAGGAAGCCGCTACGGATGCCAGGGTGGACGAGCTGCCGCTGGTGAAGCTATCGAACTTGATGGCCGTTCTCCTTCTCTTGCTTCGGCGCGCAATCGCGGCAGTGCTCGCCGGTCCATCCGCGCCGGTCGGCTTCACGCTGCATGCGGCTGGGATCTTCGCGCGTGACCATCGCGCCGGCTACGCGCCGCACGACGAGCGCGCGGTGGCCGGGGATCACGATGCGGCGCTGGCAGCGGGCGCAATGCAGGTGGAGGTTGGCAAGCATGGTCAGTAACTCGGCAGAGTGCCAGTCATGTAATTGAAGTCCCCGCGACGCGAATTGCCGTCGGTGCCCCAATCCGCGCTCGCGATTCTTGGGCTTTTCACGTTATTCCCTGGTATGCCTTCATGGCGTCCCGCAACAGGATCGGGAGTTGTCCAGGCATCTCAACTTCGTAGGCGTCCACGAGCGCACGGGCGAGCGTAAATGCCAGTGCATTGAATGCGGCCGGAGGAGCCGAAAATTTCACGTTGATGCTTTGGAACTGGCTGAGCGTGACCCAGGTCTCCAGTCGCAGGCCAAAAGCCGCTGCCGGGACTGGCCAGAGCCAGAGCGCACCGGAATCCCAATCGCTTTCATAGTACAGGTCGGTGGGAACTGTACTACTTATTCCCTTGACTGATTTGTTGGCCCACCACGCGCTGTCGCGGAGGTTCAGCGGCAGATCGACGTTGGTATTCACGTTGGGCGCGGAGACCGGCGGCGGCCCGAAGCCCGTGAGCACCAGCTCGGCGCTTTCAATGCGTACAGGCCGCACGGCTGCCGCGAAGTCGGGAGCCACGAGGCCGGGGCCGATCAGATGCGGCTGATGGTAGGGTGTGAGCGTGTATTGGGTGAATGTCGTGGCGAAAGCCTGAGAGCGGCGAGCCGCCCATTCATCGATAAGTTGGTTCAGCACGCCCAGCGCTTCCTGGAACTGCGAGGAGCTGGGGATGCCTTGCGCTCGCTTGACGATCTGCGCGGCCCTCAGAGCCCTATAACACAGGTCTTTGACCAGCCAGGTGCCGAGATTAGGGAGGGGAAGAGATGGGGCGCTCATGGGGTACAATCGAGACGAAATGCGAATTACTTATCGAGACGGATGGACGGAAACGTTCCTGACCGCTACGCGGGTGGTGTTCGACGGCGGCAGCATGGCCAGGATCTGCCGGATGGAACAGGACGGGCCGTCGGACGTGCCCAGAGAACGGGTGATTGTGTGGACGGCTGCGAGCCAGATCGCCGAGATCTACGCTGTATAAGCTATGTCTTCGGCCCAGGCGGCGGCGGCGCGGGCGCTTGCATGCCGACAGGCACGGAAGACCCAAGGATCTCGGACTGGAGTTCACTAATGGTGACCAGCGCGTCGTTGGCCATCTGCGGCAGCCCTTCGGGTATGGGCCGGCCAAACGGAATGCAGAGAATCAGCGCCAGCCGGTTCACAATGCAGGCCGCAAACCCCGGAGCCAGGTTGATGGCGTCGGTCAGGTTCACGAACTGCACGATCTCCCGATACATCCAAAGCGAGACGTTGCCCGCCGCCGGCATGGGCGTGACGTAGATGTTGCCAGTGGGGTAGCCGTTGTCCCACAACAGGCTCTGCACGTACAGCCCGACGCGCGTCTTATCGCGTATCCCCATCCACTCTTCGGCACTGACGATCTTGGCTTCGGTCTCGATATTGTTCGCGTCGATGGTGGACGCGCTCTTGATCTTCATCGGCCGCGCCACGTTCCAGGTTTGGCCGGTGCCGAAGGTATACGAGGCCGCGCCGGATAGCGTGCCCAGGTAATGCAGCAGCCCGAGCGGCGAGAGCTTCTTGGCACTCAGCGTGTCCAAGTCAAGGTTGGCCCACTGCAGGGCGAGAGCCTGGTCGTTGGCGTTGGGCGTTTCGCCCGGGGCGAGCGCGCCAATGTGCATCAGCGACATGTTCAATAAGTCTTGGACTTCGAGAGCCATTTATTCTCCAGGGGCAACGGGGCCGCGCGCCGGGACGGCGGGCGCCAATTGGGGGCGGCGGCTGGGCGTAGGCGTGCCGATGATGCCCGACTCGCCGATGGTCTCCATGTGGAGCTTGGCCAGGCCCATCTTGGTTTGCTGGGCGCTGGCAATGGTGGCCTCCGTGAGCTTCGCGCCGGCGAACTGGCCGGCGATGGCCACTGCAAGGTTGAATTTCAGATAGGCGAGGTATCCGGCAGGCAACACCACGGTGTCGCCGATGGTCATGAAGTCGGTGAGCGGCTTCAAGGACCACAGTTCCAAGGACCCGCCAGTGACCGGTGCGGGCCAGAGGAACAGATTCGATATGGGGTCCGCGTAATCGCAGCAGATCCACTCGGCGAACAGGCCGGTCATGGAGCGGTCGGGTATGGCTGAGAACTTCTCGGCCGAGACAATCTCGCATGGCTGGGATGCGTTGTTCGACGCCAGCGTTACCGCGGCGCGCAGCTTCTCCGGTCGCACCGTATTAAACGTGCCGGTCGGCCCCATGGTGTAGGTAGCCGGCCCGGTCAGGTTAAACGTTTCGTGCGTGACCTGATAGATAAGCTGGCCTTCGGCGGACGACGTGTCCACGAGCTCGTTGAGCGCGTCAAGGCAGTCGGAATACTCGTTGGTGGCCATCGAGCGGCCGGCCGCAATTAGGCTGAGCAGTTTGCACGCGGGATCGATGATGTATTGCTGTACGGTCATGAGAACCTCGAAAAACGGGGACTAGGGGCTGGGGGATGGGGGCGCGGGACTACCGCTTTTTCTTCAGAAGCTTGGCATCGATGGCGGCGGCTTCCGCGCGCTCGCTGGCATCGAGTTCGACTTCGGGCGGTTCGCTCGCGAATGCTACCGTCACATAGCCGGCGGCTTCAAGCTCTGCCTGATGCGCGGCGGACGTTGCCGTCTTCACGACGCGCGCCGCATGGTCGTGCATCGCCTTCGGGAATTCCTGGTGGCGGTACGGCGCGGCGGGCGGCTTGTTGAGATCGAATTCTTTGATAGTTTTGGTCTCGCCGAAGCGCGCCAAGATCTGGCGCATGTGCTCTAATTCTTCGCGGGTCGGCTGGTTCTGGTTCTGGTTCTGAGGCATGAAATCCTTTGGGTAGCCATAAATGGCAAGCTCGGCTTCCCTGCGTTGTTCTTTGGTGAGATTGCTTCGCCGGACGAATCCGGCTTCGTTGATGGGCATGGTAAAGTCCGGGAAAATCCTGGGACAGACTGGGAAAGTCAGGGAAAAGTCGGGCGCGCGCGCGATCGGTCAGCAGCGCGCGCCCGGAATGTTGTCAATAAACGAATAAAAATGGACCCACAGCGCTTGAAAATCCCGTGGGAACAGTCAGAGCGGGGACCGTGCCGAAGGTGGCCCCGGTCTGCCCCTTGGTCAGGCGGTTGTCTTGCGTGCCGGTTACCAGCATGCGCACGGTGTCGGAACCCACGGAGTCCTGGAAGCAGCCGTAGTAGGTCGCCGGACCCACCGCGAAGTACTTAGCGGTGAAGGCGAAGGCCTGGTACACCGAGGCCGTGGCCGTGGTCACGCCGGTGAGCGCGCCGTTTGCCAGGGCGATGCCCGAGCTGTCATAGAGAATCGAATAGCGGTGGTCGTTCGTCACGGTCGTGCCGTTGATGAACGCCAAGCCCGTCAGGAGCTTGTTGTACGGTAGCTCGAAGGCCGTGCAATAGAGCGTGGTAGCTCCTACCGAAGTCCCGTTGGTGTTGAGGGATGTGTAGGCCACCGCGCCGGGATCGGGGAAGCTGAGCCGGTATTCCGTATTGGTGTTCTGCGTGCCGACGCCGTTGACCCAGACGCCGCCGAGGCAGTCCGAGATGACTCCGGTCTCCACGTTGATGGAGGGGAGTACCAGCATATTGGCGCGCGTGCAAGAGCCGCCGGCTTGAACCGGAGACCCGCCGACGCCCGCGTTGTCCGAGGAACCGGTGAAAAAGTAGTTGGGCTGAGCGGCGAATACCAGCGCGCCGGAAGCGTGCGTGGTGGCGGTGGTGCCGCCCTGGCCGCGCGAAACAGTGACGGTCGTGCCGCTCACCGCTTCCACAAGCATCAGTTCTTTGTCGATATACAGATCGACGCTGGTGGTCTGCGTGGGGGCGGTGATGCCCGTGGCGCTGGCCACTACGATTTGGAGCTGTTTGGCCTTAGTAACGGCCGCCGATAGAGTCGTCGGCGTCAGAATGGTCTGGCCGAAGGATGCGATGGCCGCGAAGGCGGCGAGCGCGGAGAGCGTGAGAAATTTCTTCATTTGTCGTTTTTCCTAGGAAGGGCAGGCGGCCCGGATCTCCAGGCCGCGTCCCTTAGTTATCTTACGCTCCAACGATGCAGCAGGCGCCGTTGTCCTGGTACAGGTTGCCAAATCCCAGCAAGCTGTCCATGCGGTTGATGTCCATACTCCGCACCGGGTCCCAGGCCTTGACCTTGCGCACGGCGATGCCCGTGTCGGGGTCTTGCGCCTGACCGGATTGCTCCACTGCCTTGGGCACGTAGAGCTTGCCGCCGACCAAACCGAAGGCGAAGCGGGAGAGTGCCAGACCGACAGTGCCAACCTTGCCGTTAGGCGAGGTCGTGCCGGGCCACAGGGTGAGCGCCGCGCCATTGACAGGCAGGGCGTCCACGTTCTGGTACTGGCTGCCGGGGCCGTAGATGGCGGGCAGGATGTTGATGGTGTCCGCGTTGCCATCGAGCGTGTAGTTCTGCACGACGGTGAAGGTCTTCGCGGTGAGCGGTCCGGCCGTCCGGCGAGTCATCGGGTTGACCGCGTTCACGTTGGCGATGGAGAACTTGTCCCCAGCGTTCAGCGTATCCAGGTTGGTCCCGGTGATGATCAGTGCGGTACCGGATTGGTTCGCGCCGGTCACTGTGACCGTGCTGGCCCAGGTACCGGCAGTCTGCGTATAGAGCGAATTGCTCTCGAAGAAGCTGAAACCGGCCAGTTTGCCGATGGAGCCTTCTTTCCACATGCGCACGATCTCATCGTCCGGGTGGAAGACGCTGGTGATGTTGCTACCCAGCGAGGCCATCATGGACGAGCTGATCAGCGCGCAGCGCTTGCCGGGCGGGCAAGCCTGCTGCTTCATGATCTTCCGCGCACTGTAGTAGGTGCTGACGGAAGTCGGGTCGGTACCCAGCACGCCAACCACGTTTGAGGCGTTCTGGTAGGCGAAATTCGCGCAACGGCTGTCGATCTCTTGCGCCATGGCGGCGGCGCAGGGGTCCCAATAGTTCTCGCGCAATTCCTCTTCGGAGCGTTCCAGCTTGACGGCTTTTTCGTAGTCGTCCCATTCAAAACCGATCTGTAACCACTGATCGAGAGAGATCGTGGTGGACAGGCGTGCGATCCCTTGCGGATCGTAGCCCATGCCGTCGGTGACGGTAGGACGCCACGGGAACTTGATGGTGACGGAGCTGCCCGGCGCGAATTCCTTATTGAAGTCCTTTTCCCAGCTTCGATTGAAGTACTCGGCTGCTACCAGTTGGTTGAGCAACAGCCGTAGGATCTCCATGGAGACCCACGAGGTGTTCAGAAATTGATTGGCCACGGATTACCCTCTGCGGCGCGCCAGGTCGCGTGCATTGGCTGCACGGGAATAGGCTTGGAAGTCGCCGCCGGTTGAGGCGCTTTCCACCGCGTCGAGAGGTGCGCTGGCATGGCCAGACACTTCACGGGGCGGGGCGGGCGCTTTGGATGCGGTTTTAGCGGGTTGGAAACGTCCGGAGGTATCGCGGGCTGCGGTCTCTGTCTCTGTCGCCGTGTCGGGCTTGCCCGCGCCCTTGGCCAGCTCGTCTTGTACGAGTTGCTCCATGAACACGATCTTGCGCACGGCGGCGCCGGGGTTCGATTTTGCCAACGCTACGAATTCCTTCACGTCGGCCTTCGATCCCAGGGTGTATAACAGATCCACAATCACGGGAGACTGATCGATCAGCGCACTGACCACGCCAGGTACGCCGCTGTCGGCCGAGAATATTCCCTTGGCCGTGGCGACGATGGTGTCGCCGGCAGTTTCGCCGTAGCGCTTGTTGGCGTCCGCGACTTTGGCTGTCAACTCGCGCTCTTGTACCTGCTGCGCTTGCTGAGTTTGAAAGTCGGATACCGCCTTGCGCGCCTGGTACGCGGAGTTCTCTTCGTGATACTTCTCAATGGCCGCCTCACGTGATTCCCAATCGCCCTTCCAATTTTTGAAGTCCGGCTTAACCGGAGGCTTCAGGAGATCGGAGGGTTGGGTGGGCGCTGGCGCGGCGGATGGGGCCGGTTTGACATCTTTGTCGCCTGCGGGGGCCGCGAGGGTGGCTTGCGCTTCGCGCTTGTACGTTTTGAGTTCACTCGGAGAGAGTCCCGCGCGTTTGAGATCTGCCAGGACTTCCTGGAGTCTGGTTTCCGCGGTGGAACGTTTCGGTTCCTGCTTATGGGTACCCGCTTCCGGGGCGGGGGCAGTGTTGTCGCCCGGCTCATCGCCGGACGCGGATGGTTTTGCAGATGCCGGGTCTGCGGTTTTCGGCTCCGGCGCGCGTCCCTTGAACCGCCAGGCGGCATAAGCCGCGGGGTCCTGGGGTGCAACGCTGGTGAGAGGTGTTTCGGCGGTTGTCGATTCCGCGACTGCTACGACGGGTTCTGGCATAATTCGGTGGCCGGATAACGCTCTGGCGAGGCGGGGTACTGCTCAACTAAGCTTGTGGCGGCTGCTGCTGCGCGGCCTGCTGCGCCTGCGCCGCCTGCTGGGCGGTAGCGTCCTGCGCGGAGGCCTGCTGGTCGGTGGCATGCGCCTGCGCACCCTGCTGCAAGACGGCACTGTGTGCTTGATCGGAACCCTGGAGGCCTGCGGCATGCGCCTGCGCCTGCTGCTGTAGCGATTGCGCGTTGGCGTGATCCTGAGCCTGGGTCGCGACTTCGTGGCCGGTATCCAGATACTTGTGGGCCAGGTCGCTCACAAACTCCATGCGCTCCGAAAGGTTTTGAGCCTGGGTATTGATCTCGGCGATGGCGAGGGCGTTCTCTTCGCGCATCTTTTCGAGTTGCATCTTGTACTGGTTATCGACGACGTGGCCGGCCTTCTCCAGTTGGAGCTTTTGCAGCTCGCCCTGCATGGCCTGGAGGAGTTGGCCTTGCTGCTGCATCTGCGCCTGCTGCTGCGCGGCCTGCTGGCCAGCCTGCGCCTGATTGGCGGGCGGGGATATAATATCCGCCATTTCGTCGCCCTTCGGCCCCAGCTCTTTCATCTGGATGGCCAACGCGAGCAGCTTGGCGGCCTGCGGCGGGGCCACGGGCAGCGTCTGGAGGTTCTGTATCAGCAAATCGAGAAAGTCGCTGGCGGCCTGCTGTTGCGTTTGCACCGATGGGCCGGTGGATACAGCCACATCGTGGTCGGCGTCTTCTTCGATGGGATAGTGACGCATCTCGCCGGACTGCGCGTCCAGGTACGGCTCGGCGGTGTTGAGCCGCACGATGTCGTGCGAGTCGTCGGGCTTGCGCAGCGCTTCGGTGCGTTCCGTGTCGCCGCCGTAGGTTGAGGCAACCCAGGAGTCGATCACGCGCCCGCCGTAAGCAACGGCCCGGTCGTAGCCGTCCACGAAATGAAACGAGCCGATCTCTTGCTGCTGTTTGACTTCGTGCAACGCCACGCCCGATTTCTGGTTGTCGCGCTGTGCAGCGGTTGGCAGCGGGCTGATGCCCATGGCCGCCTGAACCGCGCGCCGGCACGAATCCTTGGCGTCTTCATAGGCGGCGAAGTTGGGCGTAAAATTTTCGCGACTCGGCAACGGCAGGACGCCGCCCGTTGCGCCGTCGATCACCACATCCGCCTGTAGGTAGGCGTGCGGGATTTTGGTGCAGGTGTCCCAGGCTTCCTTGTCTGTCTCGAACTGGCCGACGTAGCCTTTATACGGCGACTTCGGCGTGAGCCCGGCCTCCTCCATCTCCTGTGAGTTGAGGTAAGCGAGAGACATCTGGGGATCGCGCGCCAAGCGCGGCAGCGAAAACAGAATGCGCTTGGCAATGCCGCCTTCGTCCACGTAGCGCTCCAGGCCGATCATCGGAATGATGGGGATGTGAGTGCCCGGCTGCGGGTTGCGCTCCAGAATCTCCACGCCGTTGGTGAAGTACTGCATCACCGTCTTCTTCTCGATGGCGCGCCGGCCTTTGGCCTTCTTCCGGATGGTGGTGGTGATGACTTTCCAGTACTCGGCGGTCAGGACGCTCTTATCCTGTATCCAGTCTTTGGCGAGCAGCATGTGCTCGGGGGCAAAGTCGGTGATCTGAGCCTCCGGAAACTGGCGCTTGAAATCCGCCTTGAGCATCGGGTCCAGAACGAAGACCGCGCTGGCGTCGGACCAGTCCGGCTTTTTGCAGTCCGGATCGTATAGGACGCTGTTCGGGTTGCCGATGGCGGAAATGGTGATCTGCTGATCGTCGTTGTCCGGGTCGTCGGGGGCAACATACTCGCGGCCGATGCGGAAGAAGCCGTAGGAGCCTTCCACCATCTGCTGGAACGCGGTGAGATACACCGAGGGACCGTTGGACCGATACTCGATTGCGCGGATGAGGTTCTGGCGCGTCTCGGCGGTTTGGTCGTTCGAGTTCTTGCCGCCGGGGCTGATTTTGACGCCACGCTTGTTTTCGCGTACGGAGTTGACACAGGCGGTGGTGTACTGGCCCAGCTCGTCGTGGTTCACGCACGGGCGCCCCGCCGCCGCTCTCGCGCGCCGGTCTACGTCAGTCCACGGATTTCCGCACACATACCTTAAGTCGATATTCCTTTCATCCCTGCTCTCTTTCCACCGATCATCGAAGTAGCGAAACTTCTCGCGTATCTCACGCAGCAACTCCTCATCGTCCTCGCTCACATCCTGCAATGGCGGATTGATGGGGTACTCGGAGTCGCTCGTTTCGGATTGGTCAAAGGCGGACATTTAAGGTAGTGGCAGGCTCGTCGAAGATCGACATGAGAATCAGGCGCACGCGAGCCAGGCGCGCGCGGTCGGCGTCGTTGGCGAGCGGGTGGTCGGCGGAATCTAGGAGATAGTCAAGCTGGTCGTGCAGAACATCCGCAAGCGAGGCGGGTTCACAGACGCGGCACGGTTCGACGAATGCTGGCGCCATAGCAGCGTCACGGGCAGTCGGGGCAAGTTTCCTGGCAGTCCCCTAACGCCTCGTTGTAAGTCCAGCCGGCATTGCGCGCGGCGAAAATGGCGTTTGCCTTGTTGACGGCGGGGAAGGCTTCGGTGCGCGTGCACTTCTTGCAAGTCAAGATTAGGTGCCCTTTCCCGAACGCTTCATTTACCGCGGCCTGCGCGGTTTCTTTATCCAATTCGCAGGACTCGGCCGGCGCGTCGACCGCCTGTGTCGCGATCTCCGGCACATTGAACGGGTGCAGCATGCCGTCCGCGTCCACAGTGGGAAGCTGCTGCGCTTCCGCCAGGGCACCGGACTCGGACATATAGGCGTCGAGCGGTTTGGCGTGGAAGGCCAGGTATGGCTTCATCGCCTCGTACATATCGCGCCGCGTTTCGGGCTGCGCGGCGGTGAGTAGTTGGCGGAAGTGCTCGTGATCTCTCACGTAGCTCGCCAGCTCGTTGCACAGGCGCATCGGGTTGTCGAGTGCGCCGAGGCCGGCGGATGCCAGCAAGCGGTTCAGCGCGTGCTTTTGTTGCCGGGTTTGGTACATTACGCTGCGCCGCCGCACATGGGGCAAGCCGCGCCCGCGAGCGTGTTCGCGACGGAAGTGGGCTTGCGCGCTTTGGGAAGCTTCGGACTGAGGATGCTCTGCGCCTTCGCTCTGATGGCGGACGCCTGGATGGGCGAGAGCTTTCCGGGTGTCTTGATGGACGGTA